GTTTTGGTAAAACATTGACCGCACTTAATAATATCTCTATGGTTATCAATGAGCGTATCTACAAGAAATTGGATTATGTAGACTGTACTAATAGACAGTTGAATACTATACTCTCTGTAGCTCGATATTCCAGTAAGAGTGAAGAGATCAATATTAATCGTGTGAATACTACCATCATGAGATACATGGATCCTGTTAAAAATTCTGAAGAAGATCTAATGGATCTATATGGTGAGCTATTCTATGAGAACTTTGAAGAGTTCTTCATTATATCTATGCTTGAACCGTCTAATGATGAAAAGATTAATACATATACTAAGAACTGGATGTTTGACTTAGAAACCAATGCGATGCTATATATGCTAAATGAACGACCACTGACTGCAATCAAAAGAGTATTGACTAAGTATAGTCAAGAGTGCTTACGATTACAAAAAGTACGTGATACTGTTCGTTGCTCAATGTTGGCTTTGTCTATGGATTATGAGAAAGTCTTATATATTGCAGAAGAGTTAAAATCCCAAGGTCTATACATATTCTAATAGTATATCCCAAGGTAGTTAAACTACCTTGGGAATATATTATTTTTTTACTTCTCCCGGAACTTATTAGTAACTTATAATAATATTTTTCAGGAGGAGATTGTTATGGGTATCCTAATTGAACGTGTAGCCGAGGTTACTGGTTACTCTCCCGAGCAAGGTCTATATGACGTTGCATATCCTACAGGTTTTTTAAACTTTGACTCTCTAAACGGTTATAGATTAAACTGTTATAATGATAATGGGGAAATGGTCCCTGTGACACATCGTGGTATTCTTGATGGGTCTTATAATCTACTTATCGGACGATCTGGTTCCGGTAAGTCTACTTTTGCTGTACAAGCGGCGGCTAATATTATTAACCAATTCCCAGATGCTGAGATGAATATCCAATCCATGGAAGGTGGTATTACAATTCCACGTTTGGAAACTTTAACTGGATATATTGGTAAAGAACTATTTGATCGAGTTTCTATTAAGAGTAGTGGTATTACTGCAGAGTCCATCTATGATGAGATCTATGCTATATATGAAACTAAAATCAAGAATAAAGATAAACTTATGTATGACACTGGTATGAGAGATTCATCTGGTAATCCAATTACTAAGTTTATCCCAACTGTTATGATTATTGACTCTATTGCATTATTAGCTCCAGAACGTATCGCAGATAAAGGTGAATTATCTGGTCAAATGGCGGCTACTGTAATGGCTAAAGCAAATACATCTCTCCTTAAAGGAGTAATGCAATTAATCAAAGCAACTAATATCATCTTATTGGTAATCAACCATATTACTGAAAAGATTGAAGCTAGTGCATTCATGCACACTAAAGGTCAATTGATGTATCTCAAACAAGGTGAGTCTTTACCTGGTGGTAGAGCTGTAACCTATTTGGCAAATAACATCATTAGATTTGATGACAGTAAACTTAAAGAAGAGACATTTGGGTTCTCTGGTGCTCAAGTAGATATCTCTTTAGGTAAGTCTCGTACAAATAAAGCTGGTAAGTCTACTCCATTAATCTTCTCTCAAGATTATGGTTTCGATCCACTGTATTCTTTAATGATTATGCTTAAAGATGCTGGCAAGATTGCCACTAAAGGTGCTTACTTAGAACTAGATGGATATGATACTAAGTTTAGGACTCGAGATTTTAAAGAGTTCTTTACTGAACGTGAAGACTTCCGTATGCATTTCTTACGTTTGGCTCGTGATGTAATGGACGAATTAATCGCTCCAGTACCGACAAGTGGTCAAGTTACAAATGCATCTATTACGAAAGATCTTATTGCATCTTTCAAAGCATTAGAAGCTTAAGTTATATATTATAGAAGTGATACAGAAGAGTATTGATTACTCTTCTGTATTTCATTTTATAATACTTTTAGAAAGGAAGACACAGACACAATGGCTAACACATTGATTCTAGATGACGAGATTAATCGTGCTAGGAAAAGAATCCAGACACCAGAGCAAGTTCTAGGGAAAGAGTTAATCCAACCATTCCCAGCTAGTAGTTCTGGTAGTCGTAAAATCATGTATAGTGTCCATTCAGAGCAATCTATGGCACTATGTTATCCAGAAGTCCCGTTCATTCAAACAGGCTTTGAGAATGAATTCGGACATCGATCAACATCTTTCCAGCAAGCTGATCAGCGTAAGACTGTATTGGCTAGAATAGAAAGATATGCCATGACTCCAGGTCATGAATACTATCTTATCGTCCATAATGAAGAGTCTAATACATTAGACTTGATTCATAAGTTGGACTATAAGTATATCACTGAATCTTTTGGATATGAGATTAATAACTCCACTCTAGATAAGCTTGTCATCGGCAGTGTTATCGACAAAGGGGAGGTAATAACAAAATCCAAAGGATTTGATGAATTTAACAACCGTATGGATGGTATCAATGTCTTATTGATGTATATTGCAAAGAATAAGACTACTGAAGATGCTATCGAGATTAGTGAATCTTGTGCAAAGAAATTCAGATCGCCATTAGTTAAGAAGATCTCATTCATGATCAATGAAAACGATATCTTACTTAATCTATATGGTAATAAGGATATCTATAAGGTTATCCCAGACATTGGTGAAGAAATCAAAGATGGTATCTTAGCTGCAGTACGTCGAGAGAACAAAGAGGAAGCTCTATTCTCTCAAGTATTCAATAAACTACAAGATATCAATATGTCTGATGAGAAAATCACAAGTAACGGTAAGGTAGTTGGTATTGAGATTCATACCAACAATCCTGACTTGATGGAGAACTCTATCTACAATACTCAGCTTAATATGTATTATCAAGACAATAAGCGATTCTGTGATGAGTTAATCCATACAGTACATAGACTTCAGGCTAACTACAAATGTGAGTTAGGATACGATCTTCAGAAACTACTCTATACTAGTCAACAGATTCTAGATGGAGTTAAGTTTAATATTGATAATAATGTATACTCTAACTTACAGATGGATGTATATATCCTAGAAGAGAATGATCTCCATATCGGTGATAAGTTAACTAACCGATATGGTGGTAAAGGTGTTATTTCTAATATCCTACCAGATGAGTTGATGCCAGAAACAGAAGATGGTCAACGGGTAGAGATGAAATACAACCAAGCAACAGTAGTCAATCGATTGAATCCATCTCAGTTATTTGAAATGGAAATCAATTCCGCATCAGCTGCTGTAGTTCGCAATCTTAATAAGCAAGATACTAATGGTTCTCTTAAGAAGATTGTAAAATTTGTAAGCTTCTTTAGTCCTAGTCAGGCTAAAGAGATGGAAGAGTTTATCTCTAAGAGTAATCCATCAGTTCGTATGGAGTATCTAAGCTCTATTATCGAAGATGGTAATATTACTATATCTATTCTTCCATTACAAGAGACAGTTACTATTGATACTTTAAGACAAGTATTAGCTGAATTTCCTGAGACAAGACATGGATATGTATATACTCCTATGCTTGATTCATCTAATGAGAAATTCAGATTAGTTAAGTCTTTAAGACCAGTACTTGTAGCGAAACAATATGTATGCCGTTTGAAACAGTATGCAGAAGAGAAGTTCTCCGCAACAAGTATGTCCTTTAGTAATAATAAAGGTGAAAACAGCCGTAATAAATCTGCTGGCTTGTATAAACCTGTATATACTAATACACCTATCCGACAAGGGGAGATGGAGATTAGTGCATTGACTCATATTGGTGATGATATCAATGTAATTATGTTAATGCTCTATAGTACAGCTCCTATCGGACGTAGATCTATTAAAGATCTATTAACCAAGAATCCTAATGATATCAATATTACTCTATCTGCAGATGCTAAGTCTAGATCTGCTGAGATTGTAAATGCATATCTTAAGGCTATTGGTTTGAAATTGACATTTGAAAAGGTTCCTAAGAAGTATGAAGAAGCATTGTTATACAATATTCCTGATGAGGATTTCTACGTTCCTGCAATACTTGAAGACTATTCTTATCTTAAAGCTCTAAGAGAGAATGATAAGTCTAAGATGACTATTACAGTAAAAGAAATCAACGGGAAGTTCTATCCAATCTATGAGAACTTTGAAGAACCTTGTATCCCTGCAATCATGGAAGGAGCTATGAGTAGCGAACCTCCAGAGGGTTATAGTGAAACAGATTCCTTATGGTTAACACGGGGTATTAAATATTTTGAAAAATAGGAGGCTATCATGATACTAAGAGATCTTTATACGACTCTTTTACGTGGTAATCTTGATGACGTCTTCGAAGAAGAAAATTTAAGATTAATCAATGAACGGACTTCAGTCTTGTTAAATAAACAAAACTGGACTGTTCAAGATGTAGATGATGCTGATACAATTCTACGTATCAGCAATATCTTATACAATAATACAGACTTAGCTGTATTGCCATTAGAAGATGGTGTTTATGATTTACTATTAGAAGCTTATAAAGTATACAATCCTAACTTCCAAGTTGGATCTGATGTGGTACACTTTAAGCTCCAAGGTAAAGGTAAAGCAACTAATAACGAAAGTTATATTGAGGCTATCATATCTTATCCAAAGGAAACCAATGATACTTTATATAGAGATACATTCATTGATGTCCCAACGAATAGATGGCAGCCTCCATTAGATTCTACTCATGCTACAGTATCAGATAGAGGTAGAGATACTGCTCATAAGTATCCACAACTAGTTGGTACTTTAGATAAGTGTAAGTTTGTACTAGAATCAGATGCTAAGAAAGCTTTTGCTGATAGAGATCCAAAAGTAAAGATATTTGAAAGAGACTTTCTAGCTAAACATCTTATGATGGGATTGATTAATTATCAAAACCCATTTGAGATGGTAGCTGAAATCAAATACGATGGATTGTCTATTGAAGCTGAAGTAAATAACAAAGTAGTCAGTGCTAGAACTCGAGGAGATTTAGATGCTGACTTGGCTACAGATTTAACTGATGTCTTATATGGATATAGATTCCCTAATGAACTAGCTGATAGTGAGATTATTGGTATGAAGTTCGAGGCAATCATTACCAAAGAAGATTTAGTTAGATTCCAAAATGCTACTGGTAAGACTTATAAGAATATGAGGACAGCAATAGCTGGTATTATTGGTTCTGCCAATGCCAGAGATTATATTGACTTCATTACATTAGTACCTTTAGCAACTTCTATTGACTTTAATAGTAGAATAGAAGAATTAGAATTCATGAATAGATACTTTGCTACTAAAGAGCCTAATAGATATAGAATCATTCAAGGTCACTATAGCAACGTACTATTCCAAGTGAATAAGTTTGTCCAAGATGCTGATTGGTTTAGACAATATATGCCATTTGCTTATGATGGTGTAGTTGTATCCTATACTGATAAGAATATCATTCAAGCTCTTGGTAGAGAGAATCATGTGAATAAGTATAGCATGGCTATTAAGTTCAATGCTATGGTTAGATCTACAAGATTCCGTGGTTACCAATATACAGTTGGTAAGAATGGTGTAATTACACCGATGATTATGTTTGACCCAGTGGAATTCAATGGTACAGTTCACAACTTAGCTAGTGGTCATTCATATGAAAGATTCAAAGCACTATCATTAAGATACAATGATATTATTGATGTGACTTATGTCAATGATGTAATGCCATATGTAACTAGACATGATTGTGTAGAGAACAATAACAATCCAAGACCTATGGAGAATTTCATCGATTTTTGCCCTGCCTGTGGTACCCTACTGGTAGAGTCCTATAGCGGCAAATCTGTGGCATGTCCTAATCCCAAGTGCATTGGTCGTGGTATCGCTAGGATGGCAGATATGCTTAAAAAGATTAATTTCAGAGATTTCTCTGAGGCTACAGTTAAGGATTTAAGCATAACTTCATTCACTGATCTTCTTAATATTACACCTAATAGATTAGCTATTCTAGGTGATGTTAATAGTAAGAAGTTCATGGAGAGAGTAAACGAACTAAAGACTAAAGAGATCTATGATTATAATATCATTGGTGCTCTAGGCTTTACAGATATTGCAATCAAAACATGGAAGATTATACTTCATGCTCTTAAGATAGAAGAAGTATTAAACTTACCAGATAGTGAATTGCAATCTAAACTTATGAAGTTAAAAGGGATTGGTAAAGTTGCAGTAGAGACTATCTTAAATGAACGTGCAGTCTTTACTGAAGATCTCATTACTATCATAAAGATGAATAATGTAGTCAGAACTTATAACCTAGTAGATAATCGTAAAAAGATTGTAATCACTGGGTTTAGAGATGATACATTAGCAGAGAAGATGGCTCCTCTAGGATACTTTGTTACTGACACGAGTGTGACTAGAGATACCAATATCTTATTGATTCCACATGCTGGATTCAGTAGCTCTAAAGTAGAAAAGGC